CGTCCAATACGAGAGCGTAGAATAAGCAACCGCATGACTCTTGTTGAACGAATATCCCGCATGCGCTTCAAAGTCATGCCATAGATCACGAGCCTGATTAGGACTAATAAACCTAGAAGCACCTTTAACAAACTGCTCTTGGAACGCATCAAATTCTCTTGCATCTTTCTTTTTACCAATGATCTTACGTACTTTATCAGCCTCAGACCAAGACATTCCTCCTAATTCAACGCAAGCCTGCATAACCTGCTCTTGATATAGGATACACCCATATGTTTCTTCTGTGAAAGGCTTCATCGTTTGATGTAGATAATTAACTGCTTGCCTTCCATGTTTGCGTTCAATATAATCTTTACCGATAGTATTCATCGCACCTGGGCGAACAAGAGCATTTGATGCAGACAATTCAGCAAGATTTTTTACACCCATTTTAATCAAAAGATTTGTATATGGCGTTGCTTCACACTGGAATACGCCCTTTGTATATCCATCAGAAAGCATCTGATATACCTTTGAATCATTCATATCAATCTTTAATAGATTAATATCTGTTCCTTCACGCTCTTTAATAATCTTTAAAGTATCATTAATAACGCTAAGAGTTTTAAGTCCTAAAGCATCTATTTTGATAAGCCCGATTTTTTCAGCCTCTTCCATGTCAACTGCCACAACAGGAATGCGCTCATCGGAACCAGGGGAATTACGTGTCTCCAACGGTGCGTACCTAAAAATAGGATTTTTACTAGTGACAACACCAGCAGCGTGTATGCCAGTACCTCTAATACGACCACGAAGTTGTTCTCCATATTGCTCCACCTCTGGATATTTTTCCCTAAACCAAGCAGTAGTCTTTGATGAACAGTACTCATCCCAAGTATCTACCAATTTTAAAACTTTGTTTACATCTGCCAATGGTATATTTAATGCTCTAGCAACGTCTCTTACAACACCTTTATCTTTAAACTCAAGAAATGTAGCAATAGATGCAACATGCTTATATTGTCTAACTAAGTAATCTTTGACCTCATCACGACGTGAATCCTGAATATCTGTATCAATATCAGGAAAGTCATTACGTTCAGGATTAATGAATCGAAAGAACAATAGTCCATGCTCTATTGGGTCTATATCTGTAATTCCTAAAGAATAACAAAGCAAAGAGCCAGCAGAAGATCCACGGCCAGGGCCAACCATAATACCCTCTTTCTTTGCCCAACTAATCATGCTTTGAACAACAAGGAAGTAAGGGCCAAACTTTTTATCACTAATGACCTTCATCTCTTCTTCAAGTCTATCAATATATACTTGGTTGCTGTCCAAGCCCTTAGATTTTAATCCTTGATAGGCTAACTCACGAAGTTGTTTGTTAGGATCTTTGTACTGAACAGGTAAAAGATTTAGACCATCTTTAATATCATAATCCTCAATCTTATTTGCAAGTTCAATAGTATTTTCATAAATATCAGTTCTAAAAATAGCCTGCTTTTCCATAGCAGCCTGAATTTCTTCATATGAAAGAAGATGTATATCAAACTTATTAAATGACATTTGTCGATCTGCACCATATAAATAATCAAGACGCCTCATTAGGTTACCCTGTTTTTTAGACTTTTCATATGTGGCATCTTTTTGAATTTTGTTAGAGTATGTATTTAGAATCAATTTTAACTCTTGAATTTCTTTTTGTGATGGATCAACATGGTGGCAGTCTGGAGTAACAATTGGCTTAACATTAAATTCATCTGCTAACTGCAAGATTGTGCTATTAATGCTCTCATCATTATGGGGCATTACCTCTAAATAATAATCATCCTTAAATGTATCCTTGAACCACTTAATATATTTTTTAGCCATTCCCAGTTCACCAAGTTCGATTGACTTAGCAATAATTCCACTTGGGCATGCAGAAGAAACAATGATACCCTCTTTATATTTTGATAATATCTCAAAGTCTATTCGTGGCTTTTTATAGTATCCTTCTGTCCAAGCAATTTCGTTTAACTTATTTAGATTTTCTAATCCTACCTGATTCTTGGCAAGAAGGATAATATGGTTATAAACCATATCTAGTGGAGTAGTTCGATCTGCTTTGTCTCGCTGATCAAACCTATCCTCACACATATATCCCTCTATGCCAAGAATTGGCTTTATCCCATTAGATTTGGCAACACGATACATTTCTCTGTGGCCAGAAAGGGAGCCATGGTCAGTAATCGCTATTGCAGGCATACCCAACTTTGTAGCACGGTCAACATATTCAGACGGCAACCCAATACCATCGAATAGTGAAAAGTGAGTATGTAAATGTAATGGAACGTAATTCATCTACTACCAGTCGATATTCGTCGCTGATGTTGTAGATGGAGAATCAAAGCCAAGATAGAATCCTTCTTGCTCTGCATATGGAACACGACGCAACGCCTTCTCCAATGGGTATGGCTCGATGCCTTCCCAATTGAATGGCTCCTTATCTGGAGCAGAAGGGATTAGGGTATAAGATGTTTCTGTACCCTGACCATTACGCTTTAGTTTCCATGTTAAGTTTGAGATACTTCCTGTTTCAAGAGCATACTCACGAATTGTATTAAAGGCAGATTGCTTGCTTACTCCCATAGACCAAATGGCAACATAAGGCTTATCCTCAATACCATCATCTACAAGTACGTTACAGTAGAAGCGAAGACGTCCACGCCATCCGCTATTTCCTTTTGGATCTTTACGATACATCTCTTCAGCCCAGTCACGGCCTTCTGTATCCATAGTGTCTACAGCCTTACGCTTATAGTCTTTCGGATTTGTGTGTTCTTTGACAACAAGTGCAAGACCACGCTTGTCATTATAGTTTGCAGAATCTTCATCCAATTCTTCAATGAATCGAATCTTAACTGCTTGTCCATCAGCCAACTTTAACCAGCGAACCTTTGGTCCACTTTCATCTGTTTTCTTATCGAGCAGGGCATTAATATTTTTTAGTCCCTTAATAACGCTCATCATTTTCTCCTTTGTTAGTGTTATTCAAGTATATCCTATATGTATTTTTTTGTCAAGTGAAAGTTATAACACAATACCAAAATGTTTTAGTATTGAGGTTGTTGCTAGTATACACCAAAGTATGTTAAACCAAATAATGGTAGGCAAAGTTTTTACTGTTGAAGACCAGATTAGTGCCAGGCTTGAGACTAAAGCAAAAATAAATAACCACCAAAATTGTTTTCCAAAAAGAAGGCCTGGAAATATAATAGCAATTTTTGTCATAAAAGCAAAAAACTCTACAGTATTCGGCTTATTCCAATAGGACTTATTAAACATAGTTTTAATAGCAACCCACCACTGCATATGTCTTTTATTTTTTAAATTCATGACAAAACTCCTAATATTGATGACTCAAAGTTAACATCTAATTTAATTATATCAGAGTCGTCCATATCTCCAATATCTTTATATTTAGTATCAAGTTTTATAACTGATACTTTATGAGCCAAGGATTCTATCATCCTAGATGCCATTTTTGTTCCAGCCTCGTCGTTGTCTGCTATTAAAAATATGTCGCTAAAATATTTTCCTAATAATTCTATTTGCCTTGAAGATATATTTGCGCCAAGTGTAGCAACTGCTGGCATTCCTACTTGATCTAGCCTAATTGCATCAAAAGAAGACTCTACAACATAAACCTTACTTGCAGTTTTAACACGATTAAGATTAAAAAGTAATTTTGATTTTGGTAAGCCTGGGGTATTTTTAAATTCTTTGCCTTCTATAGATCTTGCAACAAATCCAACACAAACACCCTCATGATTATGGACAGGTATTGTTACCATATTTTGGTTTTCAGAATAACCTAATTTAAACTTTATAATAGAATCTTTAGTAATTTTTCTATTATCAAAATACTTGATTGCCTGATTGCTAGACAATACTTGTTCTGAAAGCCTGTTGATGATGGTGGCGTCAAACTCTGACCATTCATCTTTATCTACTAATTTTGATGATACCTCTGATAAAATATCAGTTTCAACTTCTTTACTCTTTATAAATCTAACTGCCTCAAAATATGTCCTATTTGAACAATGCATTATTAATTCAATTAAATCTGCTGTATGACTACAAGAAAAACAAAAAAATAATCCAGTAAATTTATTTATTTCACCAGCAGGAGTTCTATGGTTTGCATGAAAAGGGCAAAAAACAACATACTCAGACTCTGCTTCTTTTTCTATATTTAAGCCAGATCCTGCGAGAACTCTTTTGATTTGATTGGCTGTATATGAATTGGTTTCGTACCGTCTACCCCTAGTATGCATTCGCTTTTTTTTCTCCCTATATATATTCCATATATACTTAATATAAAATTATATGTATTATTTTTATCATTATATTCTATTGTAAATTGTGGATCAATGTCAAATCTTGGCACATATCCAGATAGGCGCATTTCTGATACCAGTAGCCTGATATACTCCTGTTGTAGCCTATATATGGCAGAGTCATCATAAATAACACCATCTAGACCAAACCTTTTGATAGGTTTGTGCTGATACATTTCCATGGAACATATTATACTGACTTATCTTCATAATCCTTATACCTATAATATCCCTTATCAAAATCAGCCTGTACTAAGAATTCTCCCATAAAACCGTTACGATTCTTACGAAATACACATTCAATAATATCACTATTAGTACCTCGGCCAAGTGCCAAGACCCAGTCCGCATCATAAGCAATTTGCCTTGACCATGCTGTTTGACCAAGAGTAGGTACGGTCTCAAGTTTAGTAACATCATCTGGAGTAGCAGAAGAAATGGCAATAATTGGAACTTCTTCTGAAATTGCCATTAACTTTAATTCACGAGAAAGGTTTTTCATTCTAACAGTTTCGTTATCTGATTTTTGATTTGGACTCATAAGTTGTAAGTAATCTACAATAACAAAGTCTGGCTTATATTGATCTATTTTTCCACGAAGAACTAAAGGAGTAATGTCTCCTCCAGTATCGTTTGATATGATGTGAAACTCTGGCCTACCCTGAACATTTTTTGTATGCCAAGACTTCAACATATCCATCTCTATTTGTCCAGCACTTAATTTACGATGTGACCACAAACCTTCACCCATAATTGCAAACACACGATTACGGACTTCAGTTTCAGACATTTCAAGACTTATGACCATTGGACTACGTCCCTGTTTCCAAGCCTGTACAGCAAAATAGAGAGACAGCCAAGACTTTCCAATGCCTGGATATGCTAAAAAGACTCCTAGTTGACCTGGCATTATTCCAGAGGGTAGGTAGTTATCAAATCCTGGCAATCCAGTCTTAATTCCAAGAGCACCAGACTCTTGTTGCTTTTTTAAATTTTCAAAATATGCAACAGCAGAATCTAAATCTGTTACATCGATGTCTCGAATTGCTGCAGTATTTTTTCTAAGTTCTGCGGTTTTTGTAATAAGACTTTCTAGTGCTTCTAGGCCTAGACCACTCTGAACATCTGTTGCAGCAGATCGTAAAATATCTTTAAGACTATTAACTAAATACTCTGACTGTAGTTCTTCTAAATGATGTTTTGTAGAGCCTATACCATCAATTGACTCAAAATCTCTAAATTTTTCTATAACTAATTCTACTGGTGGAACGGTGCCATTATGTTCATAATATTTCCTAATAAACTGCCAAACATCTAAGTGTGTCTTTAGTATACCTTCAATGTTGGCCTGAAGCAAAACATGTGCCTGCTTGTCTTTAAGAACGGCTGATATTAGTTTTGATTCTGTATTATTCACTTAGCCATTCCTTTGCCTTTTGCCTACGCTCTATTCTTTCTCTTAAGTCTTTTTCTTGTTCCTGTTTTCTTTCAAGTATATCATGTGCTATATATGCGAAATGGTTCCATGTAGGATTTTCAGTAATTTCAAAGTAATACTCTAATAGGTCATAACAAACTGGAAGAGTGTATGATTCTATTAATGCATTTGCAGACCATTGCTCTACCCATTTATTGTAAGATGGCGCTTGACCCAGTTTAAACTTATAGTGTTTATCAAACCTACTCAACAGAGCCATGCGCTGCTGTTTTTCGGTCACACTATTCGCTTTCTTCTAGTTCTGCTTTGGCTTCTGTAATTTTAGTAGTTAGTTTTTCTTCAACAAACTTATATACACGCTCAAATGCTTGATCAGTATTTTCTCCATCACGCTTTGAATCTGTTACGCCTAGGTCTAATCTAAGCGACTGAAAATTTCCAAGATTTAGTGTATATCCAAGTGTTACAGATACTTTTGTATCTTCCATTTCATACCCTTCTGCTAAATTGATTCTGACCAAATCGGTATAAATCTACCATCTTCAGTCCTTGTATATGTAAGTATACCATCACCCATTCTTCGTGTCAACTCAGCCTTTGTAGGAGTTATATCGTTTGTTATTAACTTATCTTTGCGTGGTCTACCAATATGATACGTTGCTAGTATATCACGTATATCTTTTACTTGCGATTCAGAATAGTAAGACCTAACCTGCCAACCCCTTGCTCCACCTTTTTGCGATCCAGTTGGGAATGGTATAATCCCACGTTTCATTAATGAAGGCATATATTTTTTATGTCTATTAACGAGATCTGCTGTTTCTCCAACAGTATATGCCCTTTCTCTTTTATTTTTGAAATCACTTATCAAACAACTTTCAATCTGATCTTTTGTAATATTATATACAGACATAATTCCATTAGATTTATTTAAATGATGAATTCTTACTAGATCACCATTCAAAAACCAAACTTTTTTATTTCCAGAAATTATAGGGGCGCTATTGTAATCTTCGCTCGTTCTATTTCCTTTTTTAACAGCCATGTACCTTCCTCAGAATCTGAAGGTGGATGAAAAAATTTTCTTGATCCACAGTTGAAGCAGTATATTTCTAAGTGAGAAACTGAGTTGTAAACTCTGTCTATCATCATATTTCTTTTGCATTTTTTGCACTTTATCATTAATTAGGTATACCGACGATAATCAAATTAACGCCAATTGATACATCTCCAGTTGAATTAAAGTTTACAACTCCATCCACCTTAGAGGTGGTTATAGATTTAATTACAACTGAAACATTTTTACCCGCTTCAGTTGCTCCAATATTTACTGGTGTAGCAGTTACAATTGGTGCAAATTTAAAATCTGCTGGGAAGTTGTAAGTAAAGGTTTGCTGGCTGCCAATGCTTTGGTTGGCACTTTTTACGACATCTGTATAGCCTGCAATAATTCTTGTTTCAGATGCCTTTGTATTTTGCTGTACACCGTTTGGAACATCTACAGTAACGTATTTATATATTGCTGGAGATATTTGCAATGATAACTCGTTAAGAGCATTTGCTATTTGATATATATATGATACATCTAACGGTTGACCTAATTCTGGTAATGGTATTTTTGCCATAGTTCCTCCTGTCTAATTATATCAGACTACCCTCATTTTCAAATAATTCTGAATCTGCAAATCTTTCTAGTGGTATAGTTTTTGGTTGTACGGCAACATGAATATATGTCTTATCTACAGAATATACAATAGAATAGTTAGTTTGTGATGTTTTAGTATAATATTGCCATCCCCCATTATTCCATCTAATATAAATATAATATTCTTCTATATCTTGTTGAGGCTCCCATGCTAAATTAATGACCTTATTATCTTTATCTATAATCATGCTATTTAAAATTTCTGATGGAGTATCTTCTGCAATTATTTTATAAACTGGGGACCAGTGAGATGTTCTATTCTTGTCTTCTGATATAAATCTATACCTTAAAACATATTGCCTATTATCTCCAAAAAACCCAGGCAGTTTAGATTTTGGAATAATTATTTTTTTTATTCCACGATCTGGAGTTGCCATTATTGTACGTCCATTGCAAACCTAAACTCTATATAGTTAGTTGTGTTTGCTGCCTTAATAATAGTTTCTGCATTTGTATTTTTTAATACAGTATATCCAGTCAAACCATATACTGGATTTGTAGTTGATATATTTTCAAATCTAATTGCATCTAGACCAATATAAAAATCTTCTGATGGCACACTATTATTAATAACCATTGAATATATTTTTATAATACTTACGTTATTCCATGTAAATCCTGTACTTTTGTATAATTCCTGTAACTCTTTTGTGATAACATAATATCTATTATTTGTAAAATCATAATCATTTGCAGACATTACGACTTCAAACCTTGCCCATTCTCCGCTTCCAGCAGTATCACTTTCTGCAAACTCTAATAGTATCCTAACTTCGTCTGGAACAATTGATGGATCTGGTTCTTTATTTATAATGCTGAATGCTAACTTAATTTGATCTGTTGGAGCATTTTTATTAAAATCGAGTGCTGTGCCAAGTAAATGGATATGTGATGTATTTGATCCTATTTGAAGATGATTATCTACCACGCTTAGAGATGATGTATCTCCACGCATCATAACAATATTATTAAAAAATCTGGCACGTTCATATCTTGAAATTCTGTCTGTGTTAGTAAATAATCTATTGTCTGAGTTTGTCTGAAATACTAGTTCTGTTTGATTAATATTTCCATCTTCTAGAGTGCCATCTAATGGTTCATAAATTATAGGCAATGCCACTGCTGTATCTGCAGTATGATATTCCCAATTTTCATTTACTGTAAAGGCAAATAAAGAGCGACTATCATACGCACCAGCAGAAGGATTTGAGCCTGCAGAAAAAACACCAACCTCTGATATTTCGTATCTTTCGTCTGTTGGTAACTCTGCCGTTAAGACAATTTTATTAATGCCAGAATCATCTACGTAACCACGTGAAGTTATAGGTACTCTAAACATTTCAAAATCTAAGGTCTCCTTATTTGAATAATCCCCAAAACTTTGATTAGTTGCCAAAGGCTTTGCTCCACAGCCAATTGCAATATATGATGCATATGCTGGAGCCTGGCCAATAAGATATTTGGCTAAAATATTTTTACCTACGTTTGTTATCATAAAGTCACCTCATATATTGTATCATCTAATACTTGTCCATCAGAAATGATTGAAACTTCAACCTGTTCATCATTTGCTAGATTTATTACATTAATCACCAAATCTCCAGTTTCTGGATCTAGATATACTATAGAGCAGTCGGGGCCTGTACCACATTCTGGTATTTTTGAATTAAAATTAATTGGAAACTTTTTAAAATAATTCATATCTATATCTTGAAGTGCCAAAATATTTTGTGGGTTATACTGAAAGTAAATGCTGCTTAGATTTTTTATAGGCTGATAAAGAACATCTTGACCGTTTATTAATTCTGATCTTGTAATATTGATTAATTCTTGCCCTCCAATATTTTCAAAAATAAGATCTGTCATTATTTCTATAGGCATTACATCATCATTAAATAAAATAATATCTGGGGTTGCTGGCTTAACATCTGAAGAATTAGCCTGAACATTTGCCATTACTTCTGGGTTGTCTGGAGTTGCATTAAGTCCAGTAATTGAATCTAAATATGAATTTAGCGCTTCTTCACTTGGAATTAAAGTACCTGGCTTCCATGTCATATTTACATCAGGAGTAGCAGGATAGTCGTCATAGACAATCTTACCGCTTGAATCAAAATATACCATACTACACCTCACTCATAAAAAGAGTCATTGTTGGACCGCTAGAATCTTTTTGATAGTCTATATTATATACCACAAATCTGCTGTCTTCTGAAGATATGAGGTTTTGGTTGTTTTCGTCCTTATATTCAATAGTGACAATATCTCCAAGTTGAACTATGGGGGTACTAAACACTTTCATTCCTATAGATCTTCTTGGTTTCATTATTTTATTAATAATCCAAGACATTAACTCTCTTGCATCATCTTCAGTTTGAACATATGAAGGTTGAAGAGAAAATTCTTTTTTCCCATAAGTTAGCCTACTTGTTTTGATTTTATCATAATCTTGTTGAGACCTAAGCGGAGATATAATCAAACCATCTTTTCCTATTGTTGGGTCAGATAAATTACTATTTTTTGCAAAATAATTATCAACACTTAATTCATTTTGTGATTGCTGTGTAAAAGTTATTCCCTGAATTCTCAAATAATTTCCACTGGTTTCGTCAAGATTAAGCGCTGTATCGGTAGAATTAAAAATTAAAAACTCTGCCCCATATGATCCTGCTCTAAATCCAGAAACAACGTAACCCTTTATTCTATTAAAGGTAGGAGATAATTGTGCATAAAGTGCTGGATATGCTTTGTCATATCTGACCTTCATATATGCTGCTTCTCTCATAATAGTACCAAATTCATCAAAGTAAATATTAAACTTTGGTGGCTGTGCTGGGCTTATTCCAGATAAATATGTTGACTGAATAATGCCAGATATGGCATACTTTCTAAATGATTCATTGGCGTTAATTTCATCGTCTCCGAATGCTGCTGATACTGGCGTGTCTAAAGCAAATGTTGTATTTTGGCTATAGTTATTTGTTAATGCATATATATTTTCAAACATACATTTAGATCCACCACGAACAAATAAAGCCATATTATTATATGTTGGGAGTGGGGAATTATCATCAACAACCTTAACTAACTTATTGTTAATATATAGATAGAATCTTCTAATAGATCCTATGTCCTGATATTCCACTGCCAAATCATATACTGTAGGATTTTCCTCACCAATTATTCTTGATTGTCCCGTAAATTTTCCATCATCAACAATAATATTTCCAAATCCACCCCAAAGTTTTACTGGGATTGCTTTTTGGTCAAAATCAGACATTATTTTATAAAAAATTATATTATGAAGATTTTCTGATTCAGATGAGTATTCACTTACATTTTTTTCAGTTAAAGAAATAATTTCAAAATAATATCCAACGTTTGTGTCTGGATTTAAAAGAACTGCTAGACCACCAGAACCACCAGATATATTTAGTCTTTGGCTAGGCTGACTTCCTGGTAAAACATAATATGGAACTGCATTAACTGGAGTCTGGCCAATAGTTTCACTTGCCTCTATTTTACCTACAATTCTCATTCTTGTTCCAAAATGCTTAAACTTATTGTCTAATGCCTTATACTGATATGAAACAAAATTTAAGGGTGTATCAGTTGTGCTAAAAGATGGACCACTCATAACTAGTGCTGATGACTGAACAGATCCTGCCTGGGTAGATTTAATTGTATTATTTTGCGACTCTTTGGTATATGAGTTTGATAAAAAGTTTTTAATTACTCCAGTTCTAATATTTTCTTTACATTTAATACTTTCTATGCCTGCTGGCTCAATACCTAAATCTGCTATATCATAATCTAAATCTATGCCTAATCCAAATAAATTTTTACTCTCCATGTTAATGCCACGAATATAGGAGTTATTTGACCAATAACTATCTAGACCTGCTTTATGGCTAAGTATAGGCGTACCAAATTGTCCACGACCATGCCTTGATACCTCGCCATTTTTCATAACTGTAATGCCATTAATTTCTTCATATTTGGGTTCTGAATATATTCTAACTAATCCAGTGGGATAAATCTTTCCATTAAATGTTAACTTAGACATATAGTCTTGATACTCTTGATTACTACTTATCCATACATTTCCAACTGCCCCGACAGTTTGTGTAGAAAATGTTATTTTGCCATTATTATTTTCAGATACTATATTTTTTTCTGCTCCAGGGATATTATATTGGACTGCATCAAACCTAATTATTTCTCCATTGGCATAAAAATATCCAGAATGTCTGCCTAGCCAATAAACTGCTTCCCCTAAATCAATTATATTATTTGTTAAATTATTTCCAACAACTGTTGGAACTTGACTAGATAGATCAGAATTTAATGGAATTGCTGCAAGGCTATAGGATGATTGATTTGCAACCTCTCCATTTATTGACCTAAGAGTTTGTTCTCCAGTTACCTCCCAAAGTAGCGCTGGCTTATATATCCAGTTTTTTGCAGCAACCTCATTATCAACCATGCTTGCTTGTTTTATAGTTCCATATGACCTTTGTATATATCTAGAGTTATATGTAATTTTCCCGTCATTAAAAATATTTTTATCTGTTGATGCAACATCAATTATATTTGTTAACTTAGTATTTTTATTTAAGTTTTCAACTACACCGCTATCTAAAAAGTCGTTTGATCCATAAAATGTATATGAGGTTTCTCTTTCATTTTTTGATGGCAGCATATAATTTTTACTCATCATAACAAAATTATTATATTCATCAAAAAACATTGCTGTTTGTGTAGATACAGCCAAATCTGATAATATTTCTGCTACGCTCTTATCTGGTGCTATATAAAAAAATGGAATTATTAATTCTTTTTCTCCAGCAACTCTTTTAAAAGTATAATTAGAAAATCCTACGGAATCTAATAGCAAAGAAACTGCGTAACTCAAAGACACATTTGTTACTAACATTTCTGGTGCAGTAATAGATTCAAAATAAAAATACAAGTCTCTAAGTTCTAAAGAAACCTTTCTATCGTTTGGATTGTACTTTGGAAAACCTTCGCAATATAATGTTTTCATCGGTACCAAATAATCATAGCCGTTAACATCAATAACAATGTCATAAAACTTTATCTGTATATTATTGCTTAAATAATTACTAATAATACTTAAACTATTATTTTCATTAAAGGCATTATCATAGTCAAAAAGAGTTAGTGATCCCACAGATGCCAATAATTGTCCAACAGGGAGACCGCTTGTTCCAAGATCGGAGGCAGATTTTTTGACATTAAAATAAGTTGTTTTTTCAGAAATATCAATAACAAGTCTAGGCGACATTTCAATTAAATCAAAAGTAGAATTAGTTTTATTCATTGTATCAACAACAACCCTTATTCCTTTGATATATTCAAATTCACGATAAATATCTTTACCATCTGTTGATGAAATAAATGTGGATGGTGATGTTAAATCATTTACAAAGTTTGTTAGTCTGCTTACAGTTTCTTCTTCTAGATACCACCCATACTCAGGAGTAAATGTCTCCCACTGATTATTAAACCATATGTAATATTCTCCAAGATCATTATCGTTAGGCTTAATCAAATATGCATAGCCATTAATGGATTTTTCTGGTAAAAAAGATAAGTTATTATATTCTTCTGCACGAATAAAAACATCTTTATATTTATCTGGTACCTTAAGTCCATATGCTAATTCTACATACCCGTCTTCTTTTATTATTTGAGTGCCATCTTTTCTTAGTGAGGCAGAGTTAAAAGAAATGATATCAATCCAACTATTATCTTTTAAGTATTGAATCTTCCACTTTGTAGGAGTTGTTTTGTTTACATTACCGAATAACGGGTCTGGGAAAGAACCAGCCTTACCAGAAAATGGTCCAAGATCTATTGAGCCTACATTGGTTTGCATTTTTAAAACAATTCTATTTGCTGGAACGCTTTCTTCATAAACAACAAATGGTGCTGCATCATCTATATAATGTTGCCCATTAACTAATTTATTTGCTATTCCTCTTGCAATCCCAGATTCTGTTCTATATGATGTCCAATATTTAAATTTGTCATTTTTATCTGACATATAATATCTTGGCCTATTGCTCATGTTAGAATTAGAATGATGCAATTTTCTTCCAGGAATATAAGCAACCTTATTTATCCCCGATCTGGGTCTAAACTTTTTAAAACAATCTTCTAAAGAATAAAGCATTGTATTTTTTTTATTTTGTGCTAATAAAAACCAGGGTTGCTCATTGTCTGCTGGATCAATTCCACCATCTATCTTAATATCCGCATCTGTTGCATTCGTATAAAAATTTCCTATATCATTGACATCAAATGTATTTGGAATATTTTTATATTTATCTGATATATCTGAAGATGGCCTATATCTATAGTTTCCAATTCTAAATATATTATTTGCAATATTCATGTTCCACTCAGCAATAACTGCTGATTGAGTCTTAACAGTACTAGAAGACTCTAAGTGTGTCTTTAATTCTTCGTTCTGAAACATTATACCTCTTCCAGAGTTACTGTTATATTCCAGAAGTCAAAATTACTTCCGCCTCTTTTTACAACGGTATAATTAAAGTCAGTAAAATACATCTGTAGTAATTGATTATACTGCGGTAAATGTGCGTATGCATTTGCATCTTTTCCAAAATTAGAATATTTATCATAGGCAAGGTATACCCAAAATGGACCCTTGTGATTTTCATACCAATCTAAAACTTCAACACCGCCAGCGCCACCGTCTGTTGTATATTCTAAATTATTTGAACCAGAGTGAGGTGACTTTCCAGTTGTTGCATTAAACTCTGGAAATGTAAAATATGATCTAGATGGAAGCATTTGCCATGAAGTGGATAGTTGAAGTTTATCTGCTATATGATATGATCTCATACGGCCATTAATCATTCTTTCTCTTTTTTCAATTCTTATTGGCCTAAAGTCTATTTCTTGTCTATTATCATCAGATAAAATTAAAAATTGATTATATAAAGATTCATCTGTTTCAGACCCAGGATCTTGTCCAACCTCTAGGCCATTTGGAATATAAACACCATCAACTAACGTTCCAGAATTATCAGACCATAGCATTGCTTGTGGTCTTTGATACTTTCTCCTACCTGTCATATAACTGGCGCTTGACATTATATTCTATTACTCCTAAGTCTCTTTGAGTCTACCTGCTTAATTTGTGTCATGACTGCTCTTGCAATTTCTTCTGGGTTAGCATCGGATCTTACATTTACTGCCACGCTATAATTATACACTGATGCGTCTGAGTATGTTCCATTATTAATTGCTTTCATTTTATCAAGACCAAAACTATCTACTGCATATCTGCTCATAACAAATTCTCCAGGAGTTAGCATCGATGGCACAACATCTGTACCTATTACGCTACCTCCTAATGCGTATCTTCCTGTAATTACTCCGCCTCTAGCCCTTCGCTCTGCAAGGAAGTTTGCTACCACACTACTTGTAGTGCCTCCGACCTTTGCCTTCTTTGCTGCTGTAGCAGCCTTTGTGGCGCTTGAAGAAGAAGCCATAACTTTCTTTGCTGCATTAACAACCTTTGCATCTGCTGATGCCAAAGAATGACCAAAATCGCTTGGTGTTGCCCCCTTGCCTAAACTCTGTGTAACTTTTTTATTATAGTCATTTTTTGCATCAACTAAATTAATTGCATTAATAACTTTTTGATCTGCTGCTGCAAGAGCATGACCCCAATCGCTAGGGCTTGTTCCAGGCGTTAAAGATTGTGCAACTATTTTATCGTATTCAGATTTTGCCTCATTTAAATATGGAGTAAAGCCATTTACATCTCTGCCAGTATAATCTTTTCCTGTTCCTGTAGGAGTTTGAGGAGTCGTAGGTGTTGTGGGAGTCGTAGGAGTCGTTGGTGTAGTAGGAGTTGTGGGAGTTGTGGGTGGCTCTGGCTCTTCAGGAATAAACGGATCTCCTCCGCCTCCTGTTCCAGGAGTTACACCAGTAGATCCTCCAGGCCCACTTCCGCCTTCATAAATAGTAATAATTCTATGAGTTGTTATGAACTCTCTTTCTAGACTTTGCCAATATTTTACTATATCGTCAACAATATCAAGTGCTGCTTGCATTGCAGCAGTATATTCCTCGCTTGCAGTTCTAGCAAGGTCAATTCTATTTTTTTGCTCTTCCCATTCAAGTCTAGTTTTACCAAGTACAGTAAGTGACTGTATTAGTTCTCTTTTCTTGGCTTCTTCAATTCTTACTCTTTCTTGTGCTGGCTCTAATTCTTCTTCTTCAATTTTAAATATTTGATCTCTAAGTCCTTTAATTTGACCTTCAATTTGTGCACGAGTATATCCAAGTGTGTTTCTAACATTTGCTAATTCATTTTCTTTAGCAGCCTCAAGAGATTTTTGTTGTGCATCAAGAGCATCAGATGCTTGTTGTGCACGAATATCTTGTGCTGCACGA